GATTACTGCTAGCGTTGGCTATTGGCGAAAGGCAAATGCAATCCATGGTTGGTTTGTGCAAGAAGTGCAAGAAGGCGAAGATGATTGCAAAGAATATTATGTCAGCAGAGAAAAACTTGAGGAGTTGAAGAATCTCTGCGAACAGGTCTTGGCGAATCGTTCTCTTGCTGCAGAACTCTTGCCGTCGACCAGTGGGTTCTTTTTTGGAGGCACTGAGTATGATGATTGGTATTTCAGCGACCTTGAGTTGACTGTTGAAATTGTCAACGATACACTTTTGCTTTCTGAGAAGGATTGGAATTTTTACTATCAGTCTAGTTGGTAAGATGTAATTATTTTACTTTGTACACTTGTTAGGTTATAATAGGTGTATGTTGTAGTGAAAGCCCCGACGCTACAACATCTTGTGAAGGGGTGTTTTGTAAAGGTGATAATATGTCTGCTATTTATTCTATGTACAACTACCTTGCTGATGGTAACACTGTGACCACGCGTCAGGCTCGCTCGCTTTTCAAGGTCGAGAATGTCGCTGATCTCGTGTATCGTCTCCGCAACAACGGCGTTGCTGTTTACACCAACCGTGTAACCAACAGCCGTGGCGAGTCGACCATCGCCTATCGTCTTGGTACTCCGAGCGAGCAGTTCGAGAAGTATTTTGATCGCGGTCAAGTTGGTCGCGCTCGCAAGACTCTTTATCGTAACGCTATCGGCGTTTCAATGGCTGCTTAATTCTGTAAGCAAGCAATAAAACCGTTCTGGTTCTGTTGGGGGGCGTTCAGCCCCCCACAGTTTTTATAAGGATTAAGATTTGCTTTTGCATAAGTATTAAGGTACAATATCGATACTCTGTTAACAAAAGAGAAGATCATCATGGCAAAAGTTATTGTTGCAAAAACTAAGATTGATTGTTCAGATTTGATGGGTAAATTCGTTGATGAATCCCATTATGATGTTCTAGTTGAAGAAGATACAGATTGCTATCTTCCAGCAGATTGCGATATTACAAGTCGCGCTTCTTCTACCGAGACAGATTTTTCTGACTCTGAAAATATCAAAGATGAAAAAAGAATTGGTTTCATCTTCCGAAAGAATTGGTTTACAAAAGAAGAACAAGAGCAAGCATATATTGGTTTGCGTGGTGCTGCAACAGCCACTCAAAATCGCGGTATGGCTGCAGGACCAAAAGGTGCAAAACTTGGTGGTCGTGATTGGGCTACTGTTGAACAGATTGATACTTTGACTTATCTTTGTGAGTTGAGCGAAAATAGTATTTCAGATGATCTTGAATCCTCTTTGAATACAATTCGTGGTCTTGCTGAGAAAAAAGAAGATACAAGAGGATTGGTTTGGCTTTCCTCTGAAGTTGAGAAGCATGAATTCAATTATGAAGAATGGTTGAAAGCAGTTATAAAGAAACCAACTGTTGAAATTAAAAAAGAAGCCAAGTGGGTTCTTGAGACGTTTATCTCCGATACAACCTATGCAAACGCAGTTCTTTCTGGTGTGGCTGGTTGGTTTGATCGTTATCCTCGCATTCCATATGGTCGCGCTACTTCTTACACTCGCGACAATTTCGATAAATTCAAAATGGCTTTTCCATTTCTTCAATCACTTGATCGCGGTTTCCGCGAACTACTTCCGTGGCGTTGGAGTAATCAAAAGGCTGCAGCAGATAAAATTGATTCGCGGTTCTTGGTTCCAGGAACAGTATTCACCACAGTGACTGTAAATAGTAACTTCAGAACAGCAGCACACTATGATGCTGGTGATCTAAATGCAGGGTTGAGTAACCTTCTTGTTGTATCAAATGGCGGTAGATATAAAGGCGGTTATCTTGTACTGCCAGAGTATCGCGTAGCAGTAAATGTCCGTCCAGGAGACTTGCTGTTGATTAACAATCATGAATGTATGCATGGCAATACTCCAATTGAATTGGAAGATGAAGATGCAGAACGTATCAGTCTTGTTTGCTACTTCCGTGAGAAGATGCTTGAACTTGGTTCATACGAATATGAAAACACTCGTTATCAATATGTTGAAAGTCGTCGTAAAAACAGAGAACATAGACTTTGGAAACCATTATGGAATGGTATTTCAGAAGGTATGTGGACTGAAGAAGAGTGGTATGACTATTTGAGAGAACACGGTGGTCAAGAAATGCTTGATAAATATCACTTGAATCAGATCAATAAGAACAAGGGTTCAAGCCTTGAAGGATTGTTTGCATAATGTGTGCGATTATCGGTGCTGTTCTTCGTAATCCATCAGAATCAGATTGGGATATCGTTAAAAAGATTATCCTTGAATCAGGCATCAGGGGATTGCACGCAACAGGAGTTTCTTTTCTTCCTCACTGGAATGATGGAATAGTTACTCTTATAGAACCTGTTGCGGCTGAGAAGTTTGTTCATATACATCTGAACAAATCTGTAAAAGAATTTGTTAATGCTGATGGTAATCTTTATTTGATTGGTCACTGCCGTTATTCAACTTCTGATCTTGAATACAATCAACCAATTTACAATAACGATTATTCTGTTGCACACAATGGAGTAATTACGCAAGAAATGCCAGGAAGATGGAAAGAACTTTATGGTTATGATTGTGTAACAAAAAACGATAGTGAACTTATTTTAAGATGTATTAGTGCAGGTAAATCTCCTCTTGAAGAATTTCCAGATTCTTCAATGGCTGTCGCTGAATTACATAGAGATAAAAAATTACGTTTTTATAGAAATGGAAAGCGACCAATATACTTTACTTACATGCCGAATGGGTATACAATATCTTCAACCCAGGATATTGGGTTTCGCGCCAAGATCAAACCTGTACAAATGCCTATGAACACATATATGACCGTTGGTGCAGATCTTACAGTCAATATGTTGCGCGTTCGCAAGTCAAATCCTGATTTACAGAATGTTTAAAGAAAAGATTTTACTTATTGATAACGTCTTTGCTCCATCTAAAAAAGATCGAATCTTAAATGGAGTTCAGAAATTCAGCAAAGCGCAGCGTGATGTGCTTTCTGAATATTATGACGTCTACTATTTAACCATGAAGGGATCTGATCTTCAGTTCCCGAATCAGATCATACTCAATTGCATTCATGACGTTAATCTATCTGTGATAGAAAAGCGTAAGTTGACTAAAAAGATTTCTGATGAAATTGTAAAAGTCATCAAAGAAATAAAACCAGACATCGTGATGGATAATTCTTGTAAGCATCTGACGAGCATCTACAAGCACTATAAGAATGGGGTGGTCTTCGATCACTACCATCGTCCATCTATGCCACTGACTTCTGAAATTAAAAGTCGTTTTGATCGCAGAAAGGTTTATTGGTGCGGCGTTTCTAAATGGCAACATGAACGTTTTGGTGGTTTGTTTGATGGCACTACCTCCGTTCATTTAGTTGAAAAAGAAGAACAGCCAGTTGAACCAAAACCCTATGCTGTGTTTGTCGGTCGTTGGGATAGTGGTAAGAAGCCACAAGTTATGATGCGCATGCATGGTAAGCATGCACCAAAAGACTTTATTCTTCATGTTTTTACGACACTCAAGCATTGCTACATCAAGAAAGAAGATGAAAACAATATTGCAGCGTTGAAGAGATATAAGAATATCAAGTTTCACTTTGACGCACCTCGCGAAGAAATTATGAATTGTATGCGCGAGGCTACATACATTCTGGGTAGTGGTAAAGAATCTACTGGAATTGTATCTATGGAAGGTGCGACGTTTGGTGTTCCATATATTGTTCTTGGTAGCGACTATGTTGCAGAACAGGAACACATGCATCCTTTTTCAATGGCACTTCTTGACCGAAATACTAATATACCAACATCAGAACAATATAAAGTTGCTATTGAACGGTTCCAAAAATACACTATGGAAGATCGGAAAAAAATAGCGAAATATGCTTTCGTCAGGTATAATAGAAAACAGTTTTTAATTAATCAACTTCGTCTGATTAACGACGTAAAGGCAAAATATGCATTATGATAAAACAAGTTTCACATACGGTGTTGAACTTGAATATGGCGATTCTTATCGATTCAATGAACTCCCAATTGGAGCAAAGTGGAACGACAAAGACAATACGTGCGTCAGTACTACAGGCATTGCGAACGATCCGCTAGGTCTTTTGTACAAGTATGGTGGTGAGATAAACACAAAACCTACGAATACAATTCAAGAACAAATAGATCATATTGCTGAAATAAATGCGATGCTCAAACCTACTCCTATTGTAAACTATAGGAGCAATCTGCACATTCACGTTCGCGTTCCTGGTTTGAAAGATGATCTTGAAAGTTGTAAAAAACTATTAAGATATATTGATGAGTTTCAACAATTAGCATTTGATATTGTGGAAACAATTCCCGTTCCAAGTAAGAGTATGCTTGCGCCAGAAGTATATGAATGGGAACTAAAACGAATGAAACGGCGACATAAGTCACACCAATACAAGTTACCTGCGTCTCGCGTCAATGCAATGTTAAACGCAAAAACAACTCAAGAGTTTTATGAAGAACATGCGCCCTTGACGGAAAAGGGGCGTATGTGGTTCTTCTCTCCAAGAGCAGGAATCAATCTTCGTCAAATGTGGGAAGAAACAAATACGATTGAATTCCGTCATTTTCCTGGAACTTTGGATATGACCGAAATGCAATCGTGTATTAGTTGGTGTCGAGAATTTCTAGACGCTGCATTAAATACAGAAAAGACCCCCACAGATATTTTCTGGGAAACGTCATATAAGTTTCCTAAATTCCAACCTTATGAATTTGAAACTGAACAGATTTATCAATGGACTAACTTTGATGCGCATAGTCGAAAGGTTGTTGAAAAAAGATTAAACGCATTGCGAGAAAAGATTGACATTGATGCTGTTGGTAGTATAAACTCAAAGGACATTTATCCGCATATGGTACAACTACGAGAGCAAGGTCTATGAATGTTTTATTTGTATGTCATGGCAATATCAACCGCTCTGCTGCAGGTGAAATCATTTTAAAGAAAATGCGTCCAGATTGGAATGTAAAATCAGCTGCTCTTAAAGATACAAAGGGTAACGAAATCACTGCAAAGAAGATGCGCACCGCATTGAGTGAATCTGGATATGATGGTACAGGTATTCGCTCAACTCCTGTATCAAAAGATCTGATTGATTGGGCTGATGTTGTATTCTACATGGACAATAGTAACGAGAATAAACTTCGTGAGAAATTCGGTGAGGAAGTTTTTAAGAAAGCCACACGAATTAGTTCGTTGATTAATGTTCCTAAAATCCCAGATCCTAACTTCGCTCAAGGAACTGAATTACATAAGCAAGTAATTGTTATGTTGGAAGAGGCACTAAAAGTCTTTATTGGAAAACATGAACCTTCAACGCCGTGAAGAATTCATTCGCTGGTATGCTTGGTCAATGCAATTTGGCGATTGCGATCCAGCGGTGTGGATGACAAACTATCTTCATAAGAGATATGAACACAACAGTGAAGAACGACTTTGGTTTGCTTGGTTGTACGGCAACACATATCAGTTACCGACTGCATGGGTTTTAAAGAATGAATTCCCAGATTATGAACTTGCTACCGTTGATCGTATTGAATGGTGGAATAGTCAAAACTATCAGCGATTGCGTTATCAGACAGATACAAAATGGAACAAAGGTCACTTGCCAGTCATGTTCGAGTCTTACCAGAAGTTTATTGGCAAGAAAATTCAACGTGAGGTTTTAGAGAAATATTATGGAGACAACGAAAAACAAACTTTTAACAACCTTTGGAATAATCTTAAAACTTCTCTTTATAAATTTGGTCGCTATTCCACTTGGTTTTATCTTCAGCACCTCACTCATACTGCTGGCATTAACTGTGTACCTGACAGCCTCATGCTTGACGATTTTGCAGGCTCTCGTTCTCATCGTAATGGTTTGCATCTCGCCCTCGGGCAAGACGACAAATACGATGTTAAACTCACTGCTGGGGAATGCGCAGACCTTGAAAGTCATGCCAAGGAAATACTTGAGGAAACCAGATCTCGATTCCCTCAACTGAGTAGCCAAATAGATTTCTTCACGATGGAAACCTGTTTATGTTCATTCAAGAAAATCTTTCGTGAGCATCATGGGCGTTATCTTGGGTATTATCTGGATCGTCAGTCTGAAGAAATTACTCAAACAGAAGGTGATGGTTGGACAGGTATTGAGTGGAATGTGTTGTGGCAAGCACGCCACGAAACGCTTGATCTAAGACTTGCTCCAAGAAATAAAATTAACAAAGAAAAGTTTACTTACTATTTGAGAACAGGTAAAATAGAACGACTTGATTGGATGTTTGAAGACGAACAACCTGTAAAGGAAGGTTTGGAGGCATTATGGTAAAAGTGATTGCGATGGGTGGTGAACCAGCAACTGGTAAGACCACTCTGATGTTCAAGTTGATTTCGATGGCTGATGATTGGAAGATTTGTAAGCCAGAGAAACTTCTTGATGCGATGTATTCTGAGAAACTCAATTTCTATATTCTTGGAAAATATGAAAATGATGGTAATGCCTTTCAGGGCACAGATCGTTTGTCAATGGCAGTTCAACCAGACGCTGAAAAGTTCTTCATTGGTCTCGATAAAGACTCAAACGAAGGCGGACACAACATTAATGTAATCTTCGAAGGCGATCGATTGTTTAACGCTAAGATGTTAGACTTCCTTTCAGAAAAGTTTCCTGAGAATTTTAAAATCTTAATTCTTACAGTCAAGAACTCGACGTTAGATCAACGTCATATCGACCGTAAAGACGATCAAGACGAGAAATTTAAAAATTCTCGTAAGACTAAAATATCAAATATCCGCAGTTCGCTAACTTTGATGGACTATATAGAAGTGATGGTAAATGAGAATCTCGACGACCAACAAAAGATTCTTGATAATGTTAAATCTTTTTTTAGTGGAGTGAATAATAATGCAACTTGAAATCTCTGTTGAACAACTTCGTAAGAAGAAACTATTCGTAGCCACCCCTATGTATGGTGGCATGGCTCATGGTATGTATGTTAAGTCTAGTTTAGACTTGCAAGCAGTTTGTGCGAATTATGGAATTGAAACTCGATTCTCATATATTTTTAACGAGTCACTTATCACTCGTGCACGTAACTATCTTGTAGATGAATTTCTCCGTTCTGGATTTACGCATCTGCTTTTCATCGACTCAGACATTCATTTCGATCCAAAAGATGTTATCGCGATGCTTGCTTTGGATAAAGAAGTCATTGGTGGACCATATCCAAAGAAGTCAATTAAGTGGAACGCTGTTATTGACGCAGTAAAACGTAAACCTGACATTTCACCACAAGAACTTGAAAAAGTTACAGGCGATTATGTGTTTAATGCCGTTCAAGGTACAGGGCAATTCAATGTTGGCGAACCATTAGAAGTTCTAGAAATTGGAACTGGATTCATGATGGTGCAACGAGAAGTCTTTGGTAAATTCAAAGAAGCCTATCCTGAATTCAACTATAAGCCAGATCATGTCGGTCAAGCAAACTTCGATGGTTCGCGATATATTCACGCATACTTCGACACGGTAATTGATCACGGAAAGAGCGATCGTTACTTGTCTGAAGATTATATGTTCTGCCAGTGGTGGCGTAAAATTGGTGGTAAAATTTGGCTTTGCCCATGGATGAAAACTCATCATATTGGAACATATCCGTTCACTGGTGATATGGGCGCAGTTGCCAACTACGTCGGATCTCTTTGAGATTTTATGATCGTAGGTTTAGTTGGCTTTATTGGAGCAGGTAAAGGTACAGTCGCAGATCTCTTGGTAGATCGTCATGGTTTCTTCAAAGAGAGTTATGCGAATAGTTTAAAAGATGCTTGTTCCATTATTTTTGGTTGGAATCGTGAAATGCTTGAAGGTAATACGCCTGAGTCAAGAGCATGGCGCGAGCAACCAGATAAGTGGTGGTCGGAAAAACTCGGTCGTGAATTCTCACCAAGATTAGCACTCCAGCTAATGGGCACAGAGGCAGGTCGTGATGTATTTCACCCTGATCTCTGGGTTCATACTGTCATGCGCCGCTGTGAACAAGCACCATGGAATAATTATGTAATTGCTGATGTGAGGTTTCCCAATGAAATCAACGCTATCAAAGATTCTGGTGGCAAAGTTATTCGCGTTCGTCGTGGTGATGATCCTGAGTGGTACAGCCTTGCTCGAGAATGTAATCAAAATAATCAGCAAGAGATAATGCGCAATGCATATCCAGAAGTTCATTTTAGTGAATGGGCTTGGATTGGATCGCACTATGATGTTGTTCTTGATAACAACTGTACGTTGGAAGAATTGACCGTAAGGGTTGATAAATTGATAGATTCGTTATATAATAATCGTGTTGAAGCAAATGAGGTTGTAAATTATGAAACTTT